CTACAGTTCTAAATAGAATTGCAGAGTTTACTGTTACCGAAATAAGAAACGGTCAGCGCAAGACGAGCGATGAAGCAAATACTTATTACTCAGCATTGCTTTCAAATAAGCCCTCTAGGCTTCATAGGTTCTTAAGAACCGCAGCCCTAGAGTATCTATTGTCAGGTATGGTTATTCCTAGAATTGATTGGATACCTTTAAAGGGTTCCGATATTCATCCTGATCTTAAACCAAATAAAACATACGTCATGCCACAGTTTGACCTCTACCCCCCATTGCTAGTTGACATAGCGTGGGCTGGGTGGGGAGCCAAGAAGTTTTATATTAAAATCCCTTCTTCTGATGTTCGACTTATTCGAAATGGTGGAAGCAAGGTTAAAGAGCAGCAGAAAAAGTATGACTCTTGGATTAATAACTATCCAACATTTGTTGATCAAATACTAAGCGGCTCTGATAAAATAGAACTTAAGGATATTGATCCTATCCTACGAAAAGAGATTTCTATTTCCCCCTATCCAACTCCTTATCTATACCCAGTGTTAGAGCCCCTTGTCTTTAAACAGCAGTTGGTTCGCATGGACTTTGCTGTGGCTTCAAGGGTTATTAATGCTGTTCTTCTTGTACAAGAAGGAGATAAGGACTTCCCAATCGTGGAAGAACAGAGTGATCGGCTAGAAGCACTAAAGCAACAGATATATGCTAGAACAGGAAATCCACAATTGATGGAGAGATTGTTTATTCTTTTCTCTAACCATACAACAAAACTTACTTGGATTACTCCTGATACTTCCGCTCTTCTTAATAGAGATAAATATCTACACGTAAATGATGAAATCTCAGAGGGACTTGGATTTACTAGGGTTCTTCTGACAGGAGATTCACGACAGGCACAAGCATCTGAAGTTTCAACATATGCGGTTCAACCACAAATGGAAGACTTTAGATCAATGACTCTTGAATGGATCAACGATCTTTACGTAAAGGCAGGAGAATTAAACGGATTTAAAAATCTTCCTTCTCCTTCGTGGAAACCTATTAGACTACAAGACTTTGTTAAGACTGCCGCTATCTTTGCTGAGGCATTTAGAGAGGGCAACTTGTCTAGAACAACAAGGGCTGAATCTATTGGAACAAACTTTGAAACTGAAACAGAATTGATGAAGGACGAAGCAGACTTAATGAAGGGCCTACCTGCATACCAGCCAACTCCTTACAGTCCCGCTCCACCTATTGTGGGGCAGCAGGGAGGAAATGGTGAGGCTCCTACTTCCAATAACGGTGCGGGACCGGGCAGACCGCAAGGAAGTCAAAACGTTCCAGTCAATAATCGAAACTCTGGGGTAAAGCCACCCGGACAAAAACCTATGTCTAGAATAAAAGCAGAAGAGATTGCACTGATGGCAGATGAAGATGTTGTTGAATTGATTAATTCAATAGCCGAAGCCGCAGGGCTATTAATAACTCCTGACGATATAATTGATTAATTGCCCAAAATATATATATTATAGGTGTTAAATGAATGATGAGTTTGAGGTCGTTGTAGTACTATGGGAAGATCATATAAGAACTGACAGGTCTTCCATTCCATCTAATCCAGATGAACTTTTCCAACGTCCCACACTTTCTATCGGGGTTCTTCTAAAGGAAACTCCTAAAAGTATTTTAGTAGTTTCTGATATTGAAAGATATGATGATCGTGATGAAGGCACCTATATGGTTATACTGAAAAATTCTATTTTAGGAATTAAAAAGTATGGAACTATTCAGATAGAAAATCTCAGATTTAGATGAGGGGGGCTGGAATGAGTGGAGACAATCATTGCAGCGGCTCTTGGGGCTTTGGGTTTAATCATTGTATCTTTAATAGGCTTGTACGGGGCAAGGAAAATAGGAATAGGACAAAATCAGGAGAGACTAGTGAATACTTTAAAAGACCTGATTGAAGCCCAAAATAAAAAAATCCTAGCACTTGAACAAACAAGAGATGAAGATCGTGGAAGGATCGAGGTTCTTGAACGAAGAGTCGCAGAATTATCAGCACTAACTGTATCACAGGCTCTTGAAATAGAGCATTTACGGAATCCCGTAAGAACACAAATACGACAACAGCATAAAAAAGTATTAGAATCTATTGAAGAAGGGGGTGAGTAAGATTAGCGGAAAAGCAGGATTTAACTTTATTATCTCGTCCATCATGGACGTACCGGGTATAGATGATACTCATCCTTTCATAACTGTAGCCAGATTTGTTTTTGCAGATGATAAGCCAAATGCAAACAATCAGGTTGTAGATTATTCTGAATTTGATAACATCAAAAATAGTGCCGTTGGTATGCCTGTTAAGATGAAGTTTACAGGTAGCGGAGTAGGTGAGCATGAAGGCTCTGTGCCTATTGGGACTATTCAAAGTATGGAAGAAATTACCAACACAGATGGTTCCCACCAACTAGTTGCTCAGGCAATGCTTTGGAAGGAAGAATTTCCTGAGGAAGTACAGTATCTAAAGGATACGTTTGCTGCGGGCGATGCCCCCGGTATTTCTTATGAACTTGGATATGCAGACAGTGAGACAAAGAACGGTCTTCAGTTTATTAAGAGGATTGTTACTCTTGCTGCTACATTTGTAAAACACCCGGCATATGGAACGAGAACACGACTACTAGCCTTAGCGGCAATGGAAGTAGTTACGGCTCAGGATATTGCTGAGGCTACTGTACAAGCAGCAAAATCAACTAATATACCACTATCAGATGTTATAGATATCCTTGGAACATTAAAAGGATCATCTGAAAATCCAGTTATAGAAGACCCTATGAAGATTGGGGAATCTTCGGAAGAAGGAGGTAATCAAATGGAGGAAGAACTACAGCAAGCCAAAGCAATGGCAGCATCTCTTTCCGCAGAAATTGAAGCCCTAAAGGCTCTAATTGATCAGAAAGATGCAGAAATTCTAGGAACACAGGAAGAGATTAAAGGGCTTAAGTTAGCCGCTCTAGTCGATAGTAGAACACGAAGAGTAGTTGAGGCTGGCCTTACTCTTGAAGCAGACGCAGAGAAGGCTGAAAAGAAGAAGGCACTTTGGGCCTCTCTAACAGACGAGCAGTTTGAAGAGTACCTAGACGATCTAGTTACTGCAAAAAAGTCGGCTACACCGGCAGCAGCAGCAATGGACGTTAAGGCACTAGCAGCCGTCGCAAGGGCCTCTACACAGGGAAATGCAATTCCTAAAATTGAGTCAGAGGAAAAGGATTTCAACTCCCTAAAAGATGCTATTCGAAATATAGCACGACCAAATTCTATTGATTAAAGGAGGTAGAATATAACGATGGCACTTGAAGCAAGAACTAACGTTACTGGAACTTTCAAAGTAAACAAGTACGATGATATTGATGGAGCAAGAGTTAGCCAAAAGACAGAGAGAGGACGACTTTGCTTTAGAGATTCAGACGGAAGAATGACTCTTCCTAGAACTCTAGCAGAAGCCAAAAAGGCTCTATTCCCTGTCGATTGGGCAAAGCCACTAAACCCCGGACCATATTACCTTGGTGCAGGACTAAATGGAGAGCAGATTTACTCTATTAATGATGGCTCATTTAATGAGCAGGAAAGCGCTTTCCTACTTGATGAGGATCAGGGATACAGTACTCCTTGGCCCGCAGCAATTATAACATATGAAATCTACCCAGCGCTGTACAACCTTCCAGTTGTTTCTGGAAACAAGGCACTTGTATATGACGGTGGAACATTCACATTTACTTCTGGGGCCTTTACAGGAATCATCAATGATTTCCACAAGGGTCAAGTTGTTTACACCGATTACTCAACGGGTAACGAAGGAAAACTAACCGTTTCTGGCGTGGCCGCTGGTAACACTGTTGTAGGACAAGTAGTTGACATGGACGTATTTGGAGCAAATACAATCACTGTTAAACTTCGTGGCTCTGAGGCTATAACATCTTAACTAAAGACTTTCTAATAAAGGAGGGATACTACGAATGGGAAACAAAACAGATACAAGACTAACTCCTGAATATCGAAAGGCTTTAGCCGAGTTAGCCAAAACAGACAAGCGAGCCTTTGCTGAAATTATTACAGAGTATGTTGATCCGGTTTATATCTCAACAGAACTACTTGGTAATTTCATGTCAACCCGTGAGATGGCTTTTGGAGATATACTCGTTAAGAGATTCAAAGGCAAGTACCACGTTCAGCAGATCGTACCCGGTCAGATCACTCTAGGTGAGCAGATCACAGTACGAGACAAGGCTGTAAGTATGAACCTCGATATTCTTGCTGCTAAGGCAGAGTATAACGTTCTTGAACTAGAGAACGGAGGACCACAATTTACACCTGAGACAGTAAAGTCTGATCTAACAAAGGCCCTTCAAGAGAAGTTGCTTCTTAGATCATGGAACGCTCTAGGAAATATCTGGAAGCCCGCTAACGCTGGCGCTCTAACTATTTCTGGTGCTGCAAACAGCAACTACCTAAGTGCTTCGTCAGGACCACTTACATCCACACTACTTGACGCTGCTATCGATCATGTTAACTACTGGTCAGGATCAGTCAAGGCTATTATCGGTACCGAGGCTGCACAGATCGGAAGAGCGTCGTGTAGGGAAAGAGTGTATCGTGGGGGG